CTTCTTTTAGTATGTTAAAAGGTATTTGATACATATCTGACATTTCTTTAAGTTGTTTATCTGTTAGCTTCTCTTCTAGATATATCATATCGTGTATAAGCAATTCTTCTACCGAATTATACTTTTCGGAAGGGTTTTCAAATTCGTTTTCTACCGAGTATGTCGGACTTGATAAATACATCTCATGTTCTTCAAAATCAGCTATGTAAAGTGTACCAAACATAGCTTTAAGTGAATTTATTTTATCGGCAGGCATATTCACTTTGGATAGATCATCGTATGTAACTTGCGCCCAGTGCTTTCCGAGTTGATCCCCTGCTTCCATACATAGTGATCTTCTTATAGAGTACTTAACTTCATTGAGTTCTCTTTCCATCATTTCGCCTATTCTAAGTTTGAAGAATACTGCAAATGATAGATCTGATCTATACCCTCTATGGTGTTCGTCGCCGTTCCATCGGTATTTCCACCAGCACTCACAAAAATGAAGTATAGCAGATTGCAACTTGTCTTCGTATGAAATAGAGGGATTGTTTATGAATTTAGTAGAGGCGATGTATCCGAAAAACTTGTAGTTAAGTTCTATTATCTGATTTCTAATGTCTATTTGTTTCAGTCTAGTTTCTAGATCTTGAGATAATGAATCATATAGATCCAAAGTTTTCTTCTTTATGTCCTCGTTGTCTGACATCGATGTTCCTCCCTAAATGACGATGTTAAATGTATTATAAAATACGTCATTTAGAAAATAAATACCTCAAACAATAGAATTTAAATTGTTTTATTTAGAAAATTTCTAAGTTCTTCTGTTGATTTGAATTTGTCTCGCAACTTCCAGATATCATCATAACTAGTATAGAATGCCTTAGATTGCTCAATTTCAGATTTGTCGATTTTCTTGAAATGCAGTCCTAAAAATGATTTTTGCGTTTCTATACATTTTCGAATAATAGCTTGAGGAACTCCTGTTATTATTTCTGCAGATATGAGAGTTAAGTATATAGCTCCAGTCTCTTCACATTTAACAACATATTCTGATGATAGCTTATTTCTGTATCTAGTACGGATTGCTTCTGATTTTGTAGACCAAATGAGATTGTCAGCAGAATTGTTCTGTTTATTACCATCCTTATGAATAACAATGTTGTAGTTATTAGGATTCGGAACAAACGTCTTGGCTACTAGTTTGTGTAGCATCTCTTTTTGTCCGTTTACTCGTACAATGTTATACTCTCCAGAAATTCCAATCCGTAAAAGTTCGGTGTGCGAACCATAATTAACACGAGCGTTTCCTTTGTTAGAAACTTCAAACCCGACCGGTAATCCCGCAGCACTTTTCCAGATTTCAACTTCGTTTTCCATAGATCCTCCATAGTTATTGTGTTAGAATATTTAACGAATTTTACAATTTTTCTGTATAGCTGATTTTGAATTTTTCATATCTCACAATATTTACTATCTCCACTTGTTTTATATTTTAAATTTTACTGTTTTTAGGAAAATTTAAATTTCAATTTGTTGTAAAATAGTAAATTTTAGATTTCATTTATTATGGAAATTGGAAAATTTAAATTATCAATTTCCAATAATATGAAAAAATTTAGGTCAATTTCCCCAAAATTTGGACAATTGCGAACACATAATAATAAATAATAAATAATAAACAATAAACAATATAATAAAAATACAAAAGATTAAAAATATAATAATATGCATCTCAATTTATTCATTTTCAGAAAATTTCAGATCATTGAAAATTCGTTATTAGCATAACACATCAAAATCATGAATCGTTATAGTTAGCATACATCATATGAGGTCATACCTATGGATATATACAGCGCTGAAAATCAAGTGAAGAAGCTTTTGCAGTATGTTTCAGATATGGACGAGAAGCGACCTAACATGTATCGAAAATCTAAAGATAGATTGAAAGATCTTGCTCTTAATTGCGTTCAAGTTGTTAAGGTCATTTCTAGTATACTAGAAGAAGAGTCGTTGTCTGATGATTACTCGGGGTTTGAATCTGACGAATCAAAAGATATCAAAAATGCAGTTAGTTCTATAGAAGCAGAAGTAGAGAAGATTCGAAACTTTGTAGATTATCAAGGACCTATTCTGAATAAAAATTCGGATGTAGATAAAAAACGTCAGTTCTCAGATTATCGAGCAGCTTTTAGTTACAATTACGACTATGTTAATGATGATTCTGTTTTCAAGTGTTATAGTTTGGTGAAGGGTTGGTTCTCTACACGATTTCTTGGAAAGCAGCCAAGTTATTTTCATTATAATCTGGATATGTTCCCTGGATGGATAGCTAACATTGTTTCTTGTTATGGTTATCATAAGGAAGCTGGAACTCTAGATGAGTTCTTATCTAGTTTCGATTCTTGGACAAAAAGTGTTAGATCTGGAGATTCTAACTACTGCTTGCCTTATGACGTTTACTTATCTTATTCTAGTAACTTCTGTAGTTCGTTATCATCTGTTGTTTTATGGGATGTGCTTTGCGACAGTGTTTTCTTGAATCTAGTGAAATCAGGTTATTTATCAAGAGATATGATTTACGATAGATGTTCTAAGGAATGCCCTGATATTCTTAATAACTATAGAGATTATGCTTTTGATCCATCAATACTTTTAGATTGCGGCTGGAGGTATGATAAATGAACAGAACTTTTACGTCATTACCGGACACACTTCCGTATCCTCCAGAATTACGAGCTGAGCTGTCTTCTATTCATTCTAAGATTGTTTCGCATGTTTCTAATTGTTATAATGGAACCTACAAGCAGCGTAAGCAAGCTATAAATGCAATGAATACAGTTTCGTATCATTTTGTTTGCAAGGATAGAGGATGGATATCTGGATGGGATGAATCTTTCATCAACGATACTTCTAACAATGTAGATGATGATATATGCAAATCTGTACTTGGTGACTTATATCTTTCTGATAAGATAATCAATTGGGATATAAATGTAGTAGCTTCTGTGCCTACTACAAATGAGCATTCTGAAGCAGTTAGTGATAATACTTCATCTGAAACCATTCTTGTAAAACCTACGGATAAGCGAGATCTTTACATACAGCCTCCTGTTGTACCTCGGTTAGATTATAAATCTGTTTGGATGCGCAAACAACTGGGGGATACTGTTTATGCTATTTATTCATCTCTTCCTAAGGTTCCTACAAAGCAGTGCGAGATATCATGTACAACAGATATTTCTTCTATGAGTGATCGGAATCTCCTTGACTTGTATCCAAATGTTGTTATACATACACGATCCGATATCATGTATTCAGATTCGAAATTCAAATCGTATGAAAATATTGGGATTGTTTTTCCGATTGAAGGCTTTTCTGAACTTCAAGTTTTAGACAACATAATCAAATATCCGCATATATACAAACTGACCCGTTTAGTAGATGGAGAATTTAAAAGTTTTTATTCTTCTATAGAACTCGATGGGCAGCTATACAGAATATCTGATGTTTGGAATGATCTTCCTGATAGTAAAGTTATTCCATATAAGTTGGATTTCGTGAAAGAATACATTGTTAGACGGTACCTACTTGAAAGAGATATACTTCACATCGAACATAAGTATCCGATTTTTGGATCGTTAGATCCATTTCTTACACTTTTCATGCCAGCATCTGAATATGTTCGATACGGGTATTACGACAGTTTAGAGCTTGCAAAGCGTTGCGTTGAATCTAGGATATCTTACAAACGGTCACGAAATCCTGTTATTAGGAGAATTGAAAATGAATAATTGCATATTTTCTGCACACTGTTTGGAGCAAATGTGTGACAGATCTTGTCCGGCTTTCGTAGAAACTTCATATCTTCTAGAAAGAAACAACATACCTATGAACAGTTCTGTTTTCTACGAATCTCAGAATAACATAGACAAGATGAATTCTGTATTAGATAAATCTTCTGAAAGTTTAGGTATATGTATAGTATCTAATCCATCTGATTCAAATAGATTTTCTGATCTTTTGACATACTGTGCGATATGTAGAAACTGGAAAGGCAGTCAGCTACACTGCAATGTTTACAACCTGAGGTATTCAAAATTTTTGGAAGCTACTAAGCAGAGTTGGGGAAAGTATCGTTCTGATGAGGATCTTGAATACATGCGTATATGGTCGGATTACTGTAAAATCCTCGTAGTTTCTAATATTGAATATGTTAATTTCGGAGATTTTGAGTCACAAACACTTCTCAATATTATACAGTCTCGGTTATCTGGAAATAAAACAACAATAATAGTTAGCCCTCCTTTACAAAATCTCGTTAGTAATAAAGGAAGCTTATTTTTCAATGCACTAAAAGGTAGGTTGTCAGAAGCTATTCGGAGAATGTCAGAATGATATCTTCAATTGAACTGCAAGTTATTTCTAGAATATTAACATCAGAATCTGATGATGAGGTGAATACACTCTGTGGATA